GATACTACCATTCGCTGGTGGCCTCCAGGTGGCCGTCTTCTATCCAGCGGTCCAGCCATTCACGCCGGATGAGGATGCGGCGGCCCGCGCGGAAGACACGAGGAGGACGCACGCCCGGCACCTTGCCGTTGATCACGTTCGAGAGGTGCGCTTTGGAGATACGCAGGTATTCCGCAGCCTCCTCGAGCGTCATGATCGGCTCGGATTGGGTCATCGTGGGCATGGCCTCCTCCGGTCGTTTACACGGGCCCGGTTTGTCCGGTAGGCATCAACAGGCAGTTCACGGTGGTGACGCCGTTGCCGGCGGCCACCGTGGCCACGCCTACCAGGGGCTTGCTGCCCGTGCCGGCGGTCTTGGTCAACTTGGCCTGGCCGGAGTCCCAGTAGAGCTTGTCGCCCTGTGCGATCACGTCGGCGGCCACCTTGGGCAGCTCGAAGACGCCTTCCACCGTGACCTCCACGTCCGCGCCCGAGGCGGCATCGAACGCGGCCACGCCTACGAGGGAGCCGACTACGACCAACTGGCCGCTGGCCACGGCGGCTGGCGCAGTGACCGTAATGGTGTTCCCTTCCTGCACGAAGTTCTTCATGGGTCAGATTCCTTTCGGGGTGATGACAACCTGGCGGGGCGACGTGGCGCCGCCGCCCGCCAGTTCGATTTCCTTGTTGATGGTCGCGAGAGCCGCCTGCATTTCCGCGATGCTGCGGTAGGTCATGGCGCGGCCCTCGAATTCCACGCGCAACGTCCCGCTGCCGATGGCGGCGATCAGGACGTCACGCATGCCATGGAGTTCGGTGAGAGACAGGGCCATGCTTACGCTCCCGGATTCGCATAGATGCCCCGGTAATCCAGCGCGCCAGCGCCGAAGTCGAGCCGCGCACGGATCTGGATGCCATCCACTTCAAAGCCCGCGCGGGTCTCCACCTGAAGGCCTGTGCTGCCCGCCAGGTAGGCGAACTCGATGCTGGGGAACAACATGGGATCGGCGGCGACGTACCAGCGGGTGGCTGACTTGGCATCCAGCCGCGGATCAACGATCAGGGTCAGCTTGCCGGCAAACGGATTCACGTTCGCGGCCTGGGCAGGGTAGATGCTGGCGAGGTATTTCTCGGCGGTTGTTTCCAGCGCGGCCGGCACCACCAGGAACTTCGCCGCGATGTCGAGCGGCGTCTTGCCGTCGAGACCCTTTTGAGAGCGCAACGCCAGCCGCGCGGCGGCCAGCGTGGTGTCCGAAATCGCGCCGCCGCTCGCGGCGAGGTTGCCGTGGGCGGCGTCGAACAACTTCTTGTTATCCGACATCACCGGCCCGATGCCGTTGTTGGCGGCGATCAGGTCGACTATGAACTGCGCCTCGAACTGCGCGGCCGCCGAGGCGAACAGCCGCCCGATGTCGGAGAACGCCGACAAGTTGTCGTTCACGATGGTCTGTCGGTTGATGCCGAAGATCCGCCCATAGGTGTCAAGCTTGTAGGACTCGCGGCCCTCGGCGATGGTGCCCGACTTGAACTCGCCGTTCTCGTTCACCTTCATGAGCGTGGGCACCTGCCCCAACTGAACCGAGTAGCGATTGCGGAAATCGTTGATCGCCGTCTGCCGGCAGATCTGTTTGATCGCCGCTGGCGCGGCGGCCATCTGCTCCTGCAACACTTTGTTGGCGACGTCGCCCAATAGCAGAGGGAAATCGCTGGTGCTGTGGAGGGCGCGGTCCACGATGGCGGCGTCCGACAGCCCGATGGTCTCGATGCCACGCAGCAGCAGGAATTCCTCTGCCTGCCGAACCATGCTGCGGCCAATGAAGGGTCGCGCCGCTTCGCCCGCCTTGTGCGCCGGGTTGATCCTCATATAGATTGCGTCGGCCATGGCGGCGCGCAGGAACATGGGATCGTCGTACCCGCTCGCCGTCACTGCGGGCTGTGCAGTTCGGATCGGAGGACCGGCGCGATGCTTCAGCGCCTCGAACGCCTCGGCGCGGGCTTGGTCCAGGGTGAGGTTGCGGGCGATCATGTCGTCGGCCTGAAGACCGGCGATCTGGGCGATCACCCGGATTTCGTTTTCGTGGGTCTGCTCCATCGTTGCTCCTCTCACCTTCGCGGCGGGGTCGGCCCCAATCGCCACGAGGGATATTTCTTTGCCGGTCCAGGCAGTCGCCACAATCGTGCGCATGCCCGTGGCCGGATCCTTTTCCACGCGCCGCTGGTTCACCACATAGCCGACCGAAATCGACCGAATGATGCCGTCGCGAATGTCGTTGAGAATGGCCGCCGCGCGCTCGCTGAACCGCAGGACAGCGGTGCCGCGCTCTCCGTCCACCTGAGCGCTTTCCACCACGCCGAGAATACTGTTGACATCCATGCGGTCGTGAGAGTTCAGCACCGGGCCGCCGATCAACTGCGAGAGATCAACGGCTGCGGGCGTCAGGTCGAGACGTTCTTGGTATGGCCCTTCGAGATCGAATCGCCGTACGGGCGCGGTGGTCGCGAAGACCACTTCCACCGTGCGGTGTTCGGGATCGAACGTGGCGGGCTGAAGCGTAGCGGTACGGGTAAAGAGTTCTTCCATTTGCCTCCTTTTGAAGGTTTGAAGCCAGCTATCTTCGGAATTTCCGAAGATGCGGGAAGGCTGGATCTGAGGAATTTCCTCAGATCGTGGCCGGGTTGCCTTGCTGTGTGACCTTGCGAGGGTCGGAATCCAACACGATACCGGCGGCGTCGGCCGCAGCATTGCCTGCCGCAATCTGCGCGTCCACTTCGGCCAAGTCGTAGCCGAGCGACGCCACTGCCATTTCGCGCGACATGAGCCCTGCGCGGATCGCCCGAACCATGGCGTCTACCTCGCGTTGCGGATCGGTCATTTGCATGGCGGGCGGCGCCCAGGAGATGTTGTCCAAGTACTCCTGAACGCCGCCGTCAAAAGAAGGCAGCGTCCCGCGAAGTACCTCGAGTTCGACCCAGCGCTGAAACACCGGGCGGCAGAGCATGTGGATGAACTGCCATTGCAGGGCGTCGATGTACTTCCGGAACTCAATCAGCCCCACCCGCGCCGAGCTGTAGCTCGTGTCGGAGAGGTCGCCGGTGACCACGTTGTAGGGCAGTCCGAGACCGCTGGCAATGAGCCGCAGTTGGGTCTTGGCGAAGTCCGCGTAGCCCGCCGTTTCGGGAGGGTCAGAAAACTCCATGGACTCGCCCGGCGAAAGACGCTGGATGGTGCCCGGCTCGAGGCTGGCGGTCCACGCGCCGTCCTCAGCGCGGCTAGCCCCGAGCGGGTTGTCGTTCGGCGTCGTGATGAACCCGGTGAGCAACGCGCCGGTCTTTTGCTTGACGAGCGTCGCGCGGTCGAACTGGTCCAGGTCATTCAGCCGCCCGAGGATCGCCATCAACTCCGTTGCGCCGCGAAGCTGGCCTGGCGTCTTGGGCCGGAAGATGTGCAACATCTCGGACGCCGGGATGCGGAGGCTCCGTGGGAAGCGTCCAGGCTGCCCCGGATGCCACTCGTACACGTAGTAGGCCGAGCGGCGCGAGCCCTCGAACTCGATTCCGGCGATCACGTTGTCGCGCGTGATCATGGCGTCGATGAACTCGGGTGGCAGCAGTTGCAGCCGCAGCGTGCCGTCGCCGCCCGTGAGCATCCGGACGAAAACCTCGCCGTCGACGAACATTGACCTGGCGGCGAGGGCTTGTTGCCCATACCAATTGAGCAGCCCATCGGCATCGGAGATCTCAGCCCAACGATTCCATCGCTTGAGGAGAAGGCTTTTGATTTCTGCATCTCCAATCTTGGGCAGCAGTGTGATACCCGGTCCGATCACGTTGTCCACGAACGCCTGCGCCGCCCGCGCCGCGACAGCGTTGTTCGCCACCAGGTACCGGGCCTGGTTCCGAAGCAGCGGACTCGGCGCAACGCGGCTGTAGTCCGGAACCGGGTTGTTCCACAAGCCGACGTTGCGCCGGTTGCCGGCGAGGCCGGTTTCGGAACGCACGAGGAGTTTCCGCTCGGCCGAGCGGCGTTGAAAGAGCCACTTGAACATGGGTTACTTCCGGTGCTCCAAGACCCAATCCGGCGCGAACAGGACGCCCCGCTCGTTGCGCGGCCGACGCGTGAGATGGCTAGCCTGGTGCAGTTGCCCGATGGTCATGTTGCCGTTCAGCGGGCGGATGGCCCGGATCCGCTTCCCGTTCCCAATGCCCACATAGGACGCCGCGCTGATCAGCTTCAGGGCCACCTTGGGGCGCACAGTGCCGCGGCTAAAGCTGCGGGAGTCGTAGACGGCCACTTCATGCTCCTGCTGCTCCAGGATCCTTCGCAATTGGCGGTGTCCCACGCGTAGTTGAAAGTTGAGGCGGCGGTTCGCCCTTGATTCTCAATAGAATCGGGGTGATCAAACCTTGAAAAGGAGAACCGCCGTGAGACGAAGGTATCACACGATTGACAAGCAAG